CCTCATCCCATTCCGCCCATAGAACACCTTGGTGCGGAGCGGGGCCCCAATACTCCCTTGGAACTATCTCACGGCAGAGCCGCCAGATATCAAAGAGGAAGTGATCGGGTCGGGGGCGGTCACCCACCCACCGAACTACGTCATTGTGCAAATTTATGATCTGCCCAATGGTCGCAGGTAGGCGTGTTATGTAGAATGGTTTCACATTGTCACCACCGAAATAGTGACCACCGCATGACTCACGAAACAGCGAAGGAGGACCAAAGCTCTTAGACAGGTTTATTTCAAACCCGCAGAAGCTCAGGAGCTCATCCACACGATCCGTGTGCGGTGACGGGAACAGGATGTCATCCCCGTAAACGCTAACCAGGCTCTCCCTGCTACAACAAGCCTTCACTAACGCGTAGAAGACCAAGGTCTCCAATTCGAAAGTGAAACCGTTTCCCATAGAGCTAACCTTCTCCCACCAGACAGTCGAACCGTCTGGAAGGATACCGATCGGCTCACGGAGGTCCATAATAACATCGAACCTCTCTTTGGGTAGCAGCGCTTCAAGCAATCCAACAGCGACACAGTCGCTGGCAGACGCCAGATCTCGGGTCACAAGACCTGGGACAATTGAAGCAACTTTAGCCAAGACCCCATGATACTCCTGGGCGTCCGGCTGCAGCAGCCCTTCTTTCCTTAATCGGCGTCGCAACATGGTGCCGAGTCCCAATTGGAGGAACCCATTCCACGTCACCGGCTTACAAGCCGTCCGATCACGATCGAAGTTCTTTGGTACAGTGAATACGGTGTTGCATTCATTGATCAGTAAATCACGCCGGAGATCCGGTATTCTGGACCAGCGCATGAATGCCTCAACGTAAGGCCGAGCTCGCGACGTACAGTGTGTCGCTTTGGACCACTTGTTATGGAGCTGCCCTGATCTCCGGGTAAACTCCGTCGTCGCACCAGGTGTGAAGTTACATGCTGTAGGCAACTCGTCCAGTCGAAACCGGCCGAGTATACGGGACACATGCTTCCTCGCCCGTGCAAGCAGCGGCAGGTAACTCATCGGAATCCGCGCGTTCGATCTGTCAAGACCGCCCGCGAAGACCCGG